AGCCTGTTACCCCATCAGGTTAGCCTAAATCATCTAGAAAGGAGCTAGTATGGAAATTAACACAACTGTAGTACCACATGCTGATATAGCAGTGGAGTTTAAGGTGACCAGCACCATGCTCACCCACGGTCAGGTAATAGAACTCAGAAACTCTCTTGAAGAGTCCCTCGAGAATCTTATACCAGACTATAAAGGTGGAAGGGTTGAGTCAACCATTCAACAGAAACTGCTACCAAGCGGACTGATACTTGTTGTAGCTAAATCCCTCTATGAAGCTTTCATCGATGGTGATAAGGTTAACCGAAATGATCTAGCGGGCTAATAACAACAACCCCACGTGGTAGTGGATCTACCTATGCTCTTCTCTGCACATCCTATAAAGGAGTACTGATATGGTCAAACTTTCGACCGAAGAGAAGGGTGTCCTCTTACAGCGTGGTAGGGCTATTGGTGTTCCTCGTACTATCAGTGTGCCTTTCATCCTACTGGTTATTAAGTGGGTGGAAGCATCTGGTGTCGAGTGGACCGTAGATAGGTTGAAACAAATTAAGATTGACCTCCTTCGTAAGAGGGGTGGACTTAATCCTGTTTCAAAGTGGATACGCAAATCCCAAAAGAGGACACAAGTCTTCTCTGGTGTTTGTGGTTCTTTAGAGGCTTACGCTTCTAAAGATTCCTTTCGCTTTGAGCGATCTCTTGCTCTAGTGAACGTATACACTGCTTTCTTAGCTCCTCAGGTAACTGAGAAACAAGCTAGAAAGTTCTTCTCCGGTGTCACAGCTTTACGCTGTGATATCCCATCCGACGTGATTGATGCTGTCACGTTAGGATTTCGGCTGTCTGGTATTCGCCCCCATCGAGGGGGGTTACCGAATGCTAGACCTTTGCTGAATAGCTTCGCATCACCTTCTAAGCGGGCACCGTTGCCTCACGGCACAGTTCCTGAAGTTGAAGGTATCGTGGATAGTATACGTTACCTAGGCATTACTGCCTCTGGGATACGTCTCTACCATGATTTTCTCAATCTCTTTGACCCCGTACTTAAAGGTCTAGAACCTGAGAGAGATGTTGTACAGTTCCCTTACACTCTAGGTGGTGCTAAAAGCTCACAAGAGGTAAAGGATACTGGTGACTTGTATGTTGGCCAGATTGGCCTCATACAGGAACCAGGCTACAAGCTTCGTGCTGTAGCTAACCCTGGTCGTGTTTTCCAAAGAGTTCTTGAACCTCTCGGTTCTCGATTGTTTTCTCTTTTGAAACAGCTTCCTTGGGACTGTACTTTTCAGCAAAGTAAAGCTGATAGTGTTTTGATGCAAGCACTAGCTCAGAACAAAGAAGTTTTCTCAGTTGACCTTTCAGGGGCAACTGATTACTTCCCACTGGACCTTCAGAAGGTTGCGCTTAAAGCGTTGCTTCCTGATGCTACTGATGTAGATCTCTTTTTGAGAGTGTCCAAGGGTAAATGGAGGTTGCCGAAAGGCTTACCAAAATCTATCCTGTCTGAGTTTGATCTATCCAGCAATGTTAGCTGGACCCGTGGACAGCCACTTGGATTGTATCCTAGTTTTGCTGCCTTCGCCTTTACACATGGGCTCCTTCTTCAGGGCCTGTTAGGTAAAGAGTGGAATGAGGAATTCTTCATTCTGGGAGATGATGTTGTCATCTTAGATCAGTCACTGTATGCCAAATACCGTGACGTGCTTGATCGTTTAGGTTGTCCTGTCTCAGAATCGAAGACTCTGAGCTCGACGCAGGTAGCTGAGTTCCGTTCTGTTGTTTTCACAGCAGATAGGATGATTCCTCAGTTTAAATGGAGGCATATGTCTGACGAGTCCTTCTTGGACCTTCTGAAGAACATGCCATACCTTTATCCTCTTTTGCGTCCGAAACAACGAGCCGTTGTTAGGCTAATTGCAGGATTACCTGAATCATTAGGTGGTCTGGGTTTAAACCCTAAGGGCTTGCCCTTAGATGTTCGTTTATCCCCGTTCTGGCCTATGATCCTTGGCGATTATGTTGCCCGCGATAGGGTGACAGGCTACACAGGCTACATACGAGAACTGCTTTACAGCAGTAATCTCCGTATGGAGGCCACAGCACTCGAAAATACCGAAAGGTATGATCTCGTGCCTGCTCTCGACCAGAGAGCACGTAGTCTTGTTTACACTATTCTTTCACCGGCTTTACAACCGATGTATGAACAGCTTGGACGTAACCTAGATGTGGTTGTCGAGGGGAACCTCGATATACCTATTCCAGGTGTACAGGTTGGTCGGGTAACAACTTTAATACGCTGGGAGTCTACTCTAAAACATCTTGGTCTTCTGGAATCCAACCAGAGACCTAAGAAGTAATATGAGAGCCCTCCTGCTGTAAGAGTC